TAGGTTCTGCTCTAGGACTTCCTTGCGGTTGATGTGCTTGTTGCCATACCACTCACTCTGGTTTGGCTTCTTTGGCTCAGTCGGCTTGACAGGGAAACCAACAATCTTGTCAGAGTCAAAGGTCAGTTCCAAACGCCCGTGATAGTTAGTTGTGATACGGATTAGGTCGCCAAACTCATAACCAATCTTGTCCACATTCTTGCTAACAAAATCAGTAATAGCCTTGGCAACCTCAGTCTTGTAGATTGCTAGGTCTGCCTCATACTTCTCGTAGTCAGCAGGGTAAGACGCAACATCAGCGTCAATCTTCTGAATCGCTTCCTCAATCTGAGCGATTACAGCAGCGGTTGGAACTTTTACGGATAGCGAACGAGCCATTTTTATCTACTTTCTTTGGGGTTGTGTATTTATTATAGGGGTAGGGTCTGACATTTATTGTGGGGTAGTTTATTGTGATACCCAGCACATTCCGCTAAAAGATTCCTAGAATCTTCTTGCGTGGAACAGTAACAGTCTTAGTAACAACCTTTTCGATTACCTTAGCCTGTGGCAGAGGAATGAAGCGAGTTTGGTTAGTAGAACCATCAAAAGTTCCATTAGGATTACGGACAACTGCCTTGAATCCCTCACCAGACTTAGTTACCCAAATCTCGGTGCGAACATCTAAGCGTTGATTTTTTCTTTCAGCGATAATCTTTCCAGACATCTTTTCTCTTTTCTTCTTCAGGATACTTATAGTTTATCAGTAGGGTCTGACATTATAGATAGTTGGGGGGATAGAGAAAGGATAAGAAACGCTATCCCCCCAAGTCTATTTATTTACTTGACAGTAGTCCAGCGTGGCTGACCATTCACATCTAGGCGAACACGGCTTGAGCCATTCTTGTTCAGGACTACTTCCTGAATGATACCTGAAACACCACTCTTAGCGGTGGTGAACTGTGAGCCAACAGTTAGAGTTGCGTTTGACATTTGCTTCCTTCACCTAATCAGCATTAGGATTTTTCTCGATTTATTTATCAGAACTTCTGATGTATCTATTATGGGGCATAAACGAACTAATGTCAAGTCCAAATGCCACTTTTTAGATGTTTTTTTCTACAAAGTTTTGGGGGATTTTTTGTAGCTTTCGTAACTTGACAAATGGGGAGGCTGGGGGATCGGTACCACAAAGTGGGGACAGTTTAACGTCGTGTCCAGGACGTAGGTCCCCAGAAAGGATATAAGAGGGACCTAGTGCACGTACCCCTACGTACAGCTATTTTTTGCTTGCACTGAACAAAATATCATTGCGAGCAAATACACATTGCGAACATGCAACACATGCAGAACCCTTTTCGCTAATCAGCTGCAACTTACGATTATTTTCAGGGCATGGAATGGCAGACTTGTCTTGAATAGTCTTGAAGTCCGCCTTACCTGTAGCAAAGTCTTTAGCAAGATAAGCAAGCTTTACATCATACTGTTGCTTTAGTTCGAATCCTAGGTCCTTGTTGGCCTCATCCGTAGAAAAGTATAGGCTAAGGTTGTCAATACCAATAAGCATTGGGATAGCAAAGTCTGAACGAGTATATGCCCAAAATTGAACGGTATTGTGCTTTAGGATTACATCCTTCCATGCATTAGTGTAATCAACATTGAAGAAGTCACCGTCCCAGTGAATGCGGAATAACTTTTCTGCATTACGCTTGTCACACTCTGCAACAAATTCGGTAATCATATCATCGATTAGGTTATACATGGTAAGGTAATCAGCGTCTTTTACCTGTTCCCAGTTCTTAGTCAATACCTCACGAACACCCTTGAATACACGCTCTAGGTTACCTGCATAGCAAATCTTTTCACATACGGTAGTTGCTCCAGGGCATGAGTAAGCTTTTCCGCTAGGTAGGCCAAAGGTATTGGCCATGGTTGGCTGCTTGCCTGCCTTGTTAACTTGGTTGGCAACTTTTCTATCTTTTGAACGAATTAGGGGCATTGGGGTATCCTTTCAACTATTAAAAGTATACAGCTGGGGTAGGACATTGTCAAGGATCCTGGGGGAGTTTCTTAAAGTTTCTTAATTTGACATTTAGATCAAGAAGTGATCGGCCCCCTTTCGGGGACTTTGTCAAGTCTATTTAGTATTCCTCATCCAACTCAACCCAAGGCTGAAGGTGGTGCTGATAGATTATCTCATCGCTAGGGGCAAACTTGCTTCCTCGATAGGTAACGCCTTCTGGCATTTCAACCATTTTCATCCAGTCACCTGCGAGGGCATTGTCAATAGCCTCTAGGCAAGCGTCAATCATTGAAGACGGAACTGGTGGATAGTGATTAGACTGAAGGTGCCAGCCAATAGCGGTACGAGTGTCTAGCATTTCTGCCATCTCTTGTGCTTGTAGTGAACCCATTTTATTATCCTTTTCTTATCTAACTAATCCGCTGTTGTAACGGTGTGTAAAACTAACAACTACCTCTTCATAGGTAAGGTCTTCATCAGTGCCTTCGTCATACCCATACTGAGCGATAAACTCTTCCAGCTCTTCCGTAGGGTTGTCGCTTTCTACTATGCGTAGCAACTCTTGTGTCTGGTCTAGTGATAGAAACATCGTGTCTACTTTCTTGCTGAGGGGTGTCCAACTCTAATAGCATAGCAGTTGGCACAGACATTTATTGTTTTGATAGGGAATAGATTTTTAGTTAGTTTATTACAATCAAAGCAGTTGTATTTACTCATACTTTACCAAGCCCAAGTGAACCTGAATGACAGCGAATTCCATTAGGGTTTTCTCTAGGTCAGTTAGTTCACGGCTAACAACCTTTTGAGCCTTAGCGATTACCTTGTCTGCGATTTCCTGAGTGTCCATTTAGTTATCCTTTCTTAGTTAGTTATAGATTACCAGAGGGGTCAGACATTATAGGAATTCGAATGGGTCACGATCTTGAAAGATCTCTTCGAAGTCTGCGAGGGTATACTGTTCAGGGTTAGCTAAGTAGTCTGCTAATGCTTCCTGAATCTCTAGTGCTTGCTCATCCATTAGTTGATATCCTCTCTAATAGCCTTAGCTTTGTTGCTTTGGCGTGTGCCTTTGAACTTGTCTGGGGTAACAATCTGTTTCTTTCCTGCCTTTAGCATAGAGTGGAACAGAGCCTGTGATTCTGCTTTGCGTCTTGCTTCGTTTCTTTTACCTATCATGCTGCTATTCTATCACTAGGGACTGACATTTTACCAATGACTCTACCAATACGCCTAAACTCTTTGAACTGCTCAACTGTGTGAATGATGTGGCAGTTAGCACAGATAATACGGCACTTAGCAATCTCAGCCAAAATCATAGCCTGTGAGTAACTTGTCATAGAGCCTGGGTTTCTTCTCTTACCTGTGGCAGTAATGTGCTTAGTGTCAGGGTCAAGGTGGTCAAACTGTAAAGCGGCTGGGTTAGCGTTGTATCCACACTCACAGCAACCTTTGTCAGTCTTGATTTTGTCAAGCATCTTGCGGTTGTCAATCTGGCGTTGTGATAGAGGCATTTGGGGTAATCCTTTCTTCTAATAAAAAGTATACAGGATTGGGGACTTTTTAGCAAGTTTCTTAAATCGTGTCGTAAATAAAATTCAAGGGCAGGGCCGATCACACATCTGACGTTTAGTCAAATGCATAGAGAGAAGCATACATCTCTCCGATAGCCTCCTCCTCACGGACACGTGCTTCCGCCTGGCGAAGGTATTCCTTCTGCTCAGGGGTACGAGCTGCCTCCTCAGCAGCAATCTCAGCCTGCCAAGCGAGGAACTCCTCAAACTCAGCCTGCAACTCTTCTTGGGTCATCTCTGAATCAAACATGCTTTATCCTTTCAACTAAGACAAACATATCACAAATCTGGGGAAAAGTCAAGGGCTTTCTTAAAATCTTTCGTAAATAAAAAGATCACGATCAGGGGCCGTTACGGTCCCACAAACCAGGAACCTTGTCAAGTCCCTGGCGTGGCGTGTCGTTTAGAACGGTGGCTTGAATAGTTCCTTAGCCTTGCGGTATCCAACACCGTGAGCCATTAGGTAAACTACGGTAGCAAGTAGAATGTCTACTAGAAGGTTGAAGCCGTTGTAAAAAATCATTTGAGTTTTTCCTTTCTTGTTAGTTTTATTTTAGACTATGGCAGGTAGTCTGTCAAGTCTTGCTCTAGGTAAGCCTCGGCATCAGCGACAGGCATTAGACCCTTGTAGTCCCCACACTCTGGGCAGATGTAGGCGTGGGTAGTGGTGTAGCAGAAGACGCAGAATCGAAGGTCCTTGTCTGGTGTAGTGTAAGTCATTTTGACTTCCTTTCTTTTTTATTACTCTAGCAGAGGGGTCTGACATTTATTTCATTACAGCGTCAATAAACCGCTGGTGGTCAAATCTTGGGTTGTCCTTTGAAAACATTTCTGAAAACTTTTCAGCAACATCAGACAAGATTAGAAAATCTACATCATCAGCCATTGAGTTTAGAATGTTTGCGGTTTCTACATAGTCCTTGCGAGTCATCATTATTTTCTATCCTTAGTTTTGGTGGGTTAGGGTAAAGGTAAAGTAGCCATCACGCTTGCTTGCTACCTTATGGTGAAACATTGGGTTGCCGTATAGGTCTGGGGCAAACAAGCCCAAGCCCTCGCAGGTTTCGCACTTTACTAGTTCTGAATCTTTATACATTTAGTTTTCCTTTCTTAGTGGTTCTAATCTAACACAGGGGTCAGACATTTATCGTGTCTTGTTGAGCAACAAATCCATGTATCGCTCTTGAGCGTGTTCTGGCAGGGCATTGAAAGTGTTAGTGTTCATGTATCGCTTGCCATCACGAATCATGGCAGGGTTGAAGACGATAGCGTTTACACGCTCCATGAAAGCCTTCTCGGTCTTGGTCATTCTTGGTTTTCTCATTAGTTTACCTTTCTTATTACTACAAACTTAGCACAGGGGTCAGACATTTTAGCTACGACACGCCGTTACCGTTATAAATCCGTTACAAATCTGGGGATCCAAGATCTTGTGTCTTAAACCGTAAAAGCTACTATATGTGGGGGCCGTATACGATCCCAGGCGTATCCACACTTGTCAAGTGCGACACGCCGTAGATTACATATTTCTTAGCATTTCGTTATAGTCTGCCAATGCCTTGGCATAAATCTCAGGGTATTGCTGAGCAAGTCCCTCTAAACGCTTATCGCTATCCTTCATCTCTTGGAAGGTTCCACCCCAGTGAGCAGAGTGGTTAGATGAAACTTCTTTTAGCATTTCGTCATAAGTCATTAGTTATCCTTTCTTAGCAGTGAATCTCTAGAATCTCTGCGATTTCTGATGAAGTCCTAGCGTAGACTTCTTCGTTACATTCAGGGCAGTTGCCTGAGTAGAAACGGTCATCCCAGTGTAGTGGAACAACCTTACCAGTAGTTAGTGAAACAATCATTTGTTATCCTTTCTTATAAGTTTAGATTAGCAGTAGGGACTGACATTTAGTTACAGTCGCCGTATGCTTCGTAGCATAGTTCGCAACATTCTTGTCCGAACTCTTCGACATACACTCTTGGAGTGTGGTTGTCGCAAATCTCGCAGAAACCTAGGTCTAGAACATTCTTTAGTGAAAACATCTTGTTTTCCTTTCTTTTATCTTTTTCTTTATCTATATATATTCAATCAGATAAATAGTCATTTGTCAAGCACATTTGGTAACAAATTTATAACGGATTTTTTGTAGGGATTCTACAGGGGACTATATATAGTGGTCTTAAGGGGCTTTAGCTACTACATCTGGGCCGTGTAACGGTCCCACATGGGGAGCACTTTGTCAAGTACATTTTGGTAACATTTTGATAACGGTTAGTTGGTTAGCCATGTGAACAGGACGGCCAGGGCAACGAGTACATAGATTACTTCAGTCACAATCTATTCCCTTGTCATCAATAAGCATGATATCAATCAGTCCAATTAGGTATTCTAGTTCTTGCTTATCCATTATAGAACCTTGCCTTCTGCTACTACTGAACCATTGTCAAAGCGGATGACATAGCCAGAGATGCTACCCTTTGCTACTAGGTCAGAGTAGAAAGACTTTACTGCTTCCTTGTGCTCTGGTGCGTATGATGGGAAAATCTGTGAGTTGTCTAGGTTCTGTACTACTACGTTCATTTGTTTTATCCTTTTCTTCTTTGTTTGTACTATTAGTTTATGTTATAGGTCAGACATTGTCAAATCTATTTGATAACGTTTCTGTAACGTATATGTCGTTAGCACTTGCACCTAACGATCTCAATGTGATCCTTATACACCTTGATAGCACCGAGGGTATTACAAGACTGGCAAGCCAATACGCTTATCTTTGGCAACTTACCCAATGCCTTCTTTGCCATTACTGCTTTAGTGATTAGTGCTAGACCTACACCCATTAGATTATCCTTTTCCTTAGTAGTCTTATTATAGTCTATGGCTAGGACATTTATCCTAGTGGATTTCTCCATACTCTGACCAGCAGATTTCGCAACCATACTCATCAGCCTCCTTGATGAAAACCTTCTCTACTACTACATCGCATAGTTCGCAAACTGAAAACATCTGTTTACTTCCTTTCTTTTTATTTCTATTTCTTTATCTACTTATACATTAGTCGAAGGGTCAGACAAAGTCAAGACGACACGCCGATGAATCTAAAATATTTTTTGATGGCCACCCAGTGTGTGCGGACTATAAATTTGACTTTTATTCTCCAGATCGTGTATCGTACATCTTTGCAAAATATTCAGATTTTCACAAATCTCATTTTTAAAATTTTTTTCAGATTTGCCATATAATAGATATAGAAAGCGGAAGACCCAAAGCTGTGGGGGCACCAATTAATTAGCTGCAGCAGGTGATATTTAATGGATTGTAGTTGCGATAACTGCTCATGTGGCAAGACTAACTAAGTTATAATTAGTTTGTGCTATTTAATAAATTCTCTAAGAAAATCTTTGTATCCATAGCATCGCTAATGGACCTAGAACTAGAGCCTACTGTCATTGACATAATTGAAAAGGCAGACAACCCAGAAAGCCTATTTATCTCGGTATTCTCACAAGATGACAAACATCCTGATCTGGAATCTATTTTTGAGAAATATGGCATAACCAAATACTCCTATCGTAAAGTTCACTATAAAGAAGCTCGTGGTCTAGGATTTGCTAGATTTATGACATGGGCAGGGAATAGCATTGAAGACTATAGATACTATCTTCAAATAGATAGCCATATGCGTTTTGACCAGGGATGGGATACAAATCTTATAAAATCCTATGAAAGACTAAAGCCTATTTGGGGAGACTACGTCTTTAGTACATATCCACCATCGTACGAATATGATGAAAATGGCGAGGTACTTTTAATGAATGGACCTATCCCTCCCTGTCTAGAATTAGTAAGAACTAAGGACTATCTAAAATTCGAAGCAAAATACTCTGAGTATCGTGGTGGGGATATTGGACAAGAAACAGGATATCTCTGTGGTGGATTTTCTTTTGGCTATTCAAAGATCTTCAATCTGGTGAAACCAGATCCTCTTATCTATTTTAATGGTGAAGAACACCTTTTAGCTATAAGATTACATCAAAATGACATCAAAGTTGTATGTCCTCCATATGTGCCTATCTATCATGATTATGAGGGGGTACGAAGGAAGCGTGTTTGGGAAGTAAATCCCGAAAAGGAAAATATGCAACAAATGTCAAAGAGAAGAGTATTAGAATTCTATGCTGACATGCTTGATGACGAATTCGGGATTAAAGACCGTATGAGATATACAAGTTTCTTCTACAACTTCGTAAGAAGATTTCCTTCTGAGCATGCACAATTGGGATTAGATGATCCTATGTATGACGAATGGATTGAAAAGTATCCTCACAAAGCGTAGAACTGAATCTGACGGCTTTTTAGTATCTTTTGATATAGATTAGTGTCGAAACGCTTCTGAGGCATTCTGAGACGTTTGAGAGCTATTTACCATTTGTCTAGAGGACACTTTGCTTCATGCAAAGTAGTCTTCAATTTCATAAAGCAGCCACATTTCTTACACTTCATTAAGTTCTTATTTAAGAATGGGCATTCATTACATATAGCTAGACGTTCTTCTATTAGTTCTTTGTTACTTCTAGGTTCCCTCGGATCGAAGAGGTCAAAGAAAGTTACGTCTTTTGTCATTCCTTAATTATATCAGTATTTCTTCTGGAGACTATACCGTCTTCATCCCAGGTTGCTGGCTGCAAAATACTCTGTATTCCAATATGCCTAACTGTTTCTAGCTTATAGTTTGGGATTATTACCTTTGTTCCCCTAACCATTTTGCCAAACCTGGCTTCATGGAATTCACCAAATGGATACTCGATGTCAAAGATACGCTTATTAAAGATCGATGGGTTCCAGGAGAAGAACCATGGATTATCAATCTTTGCATTATTTAGCACAACAGAATCATCGACAATACTGTATTCATACTTATCCATCGTATACTCCATATATTTTTCATTTCTAGCAAATTTAACTTGGCACACATCTTTGTTTATTAGCGGTAGCAAGTTGTCAACATTAAGCTCATTTACTATCTCCCAGTCTTCCTCAAAAAATACAACGTTTTCATAAGGCAGCTGCTTAAATAACTTAAACATTATTCTTAGCACTGTAGAGTGTCTATCTTCTCCATAGTTAAAACCAAAGGATGGAAACTTAAGTGTGTGGTACCCATCATAATTTATTGTAGGTCCATCAGAGTTATCTATAATAAATTTTTTAGATATATTACCTTTTAGATTTTTGTTCAGTGAGGATATGGTTTTATCAAGGTAGTCTAATCTACCAGCTGTCAAAACTATCAGGCATGTATTGTTCACTTACCAATTTTAGCATGGGACATGCTTTTGTTTGGTATAAAGACCTCTTATACCGCCGACCTTTACCGCCGAGCTAAAAAAACAAAAAGTTATCAAAAAGTAATTTATAATTGTTATATTATGACCCCAGCCGAGACACTAAACATGCTTCTAGGAATTGTTATTTCTTTAGGAACAATCATCTCAATATCTGCCCTGGGAGTAAGATGGCTTGTTAAGCACTACTTTGATGAAATCAAGAAAGAGTTGAAGCCAAATAGCGGATCCAGCATGAAGGATCAGGTAACTCGTCTTGAAGCTCGTATGGATAAAGCAGATACTCTTAGAAAAGATACACATGCAAGAGTTGAAAAGCTAGAAGGAAAAGTAGACGAGCTTTATGACAAACTTATTGAATACTTGTCTAGAAATAATAAGTAATATATATTATATATATTAAAGATATATATTAGTAAATTCAATAAACTCTTTACAGAGTTAATATGAATTAATAAATATAATAATCAATCAACCCTTTTATATCGTATCAATCTTTTAACCTTTGTCAAGTACTTTTTTAGTAACTTTTTTATAACGATTGTATATATAATAGATAATCTACAAAATAAAGTTCTTATCTCTTGATGTTTTATACAAAAACTATACTCTGACACTCGTTACATTTATGTTATAATTTAATAAAGATCAGTATCTGGAACTCTCTCATACCCACCTTCCAGATGCTGGTCTTTTTTTATTTTAATGATATAATGTAGTTACTATGACATCTTCCTGTGGACCCGAAACTTTTGGTGCTGACCCAGTCATTCTAAAATGGCAGGTAGTCAGAGGCGATACTTCGCCATTACGTGTTCAATTTTTTGAAAACGACGAGTCCACAGCTTACGACACAGATTCCTGGGTATATGAATCATTTGTTTACGATGCCAAGGGAGACGTAGTCACAGAGCTTGCTACCGTTGCTGGTGACGGATATGTAGATATTATTGCAGCACCAGAGATTACACAGCTATGGGGTACTGGATATGCACCAGTCGTAGCTGAATTGGCTTTTGATTTGCAAGTCACAATTGATGGGGAAACCGTATGGACACCAGTTATTGGTACCATTGTTGTGCTTGGAGACGTTACAGGAGGTTTAAATGCCAACTATTAAGATTGTACCAATGCCAGGAGTTTCAGTACCTGGCCCACAGGGACCAGCAGGTCAGCCAGGACCAGCAGGGCCAGCAGGCCCATCTGGACTATTTGAGGCAGTAAGAGTTGAAACTGGTGCCTACATACAACAAGAAACTACAAATATGAGCTTTGTAGTTTATCCACCATTAAGTAGTGGTTGGTCTATTGGACAAAGAGTAAGACTCTGGCATACAGATCTACAAGGACTCCATGTAGACGGAACTATAGATTACATAGCTGCAGAATTTAGAGACTCATTTAGTATAGTTATTGATACCTATAATCTAAGTGGTATGGATACCCTAGAATATGATATGACATTGCTAACTGCTGGAACAGGTGCAGTAGATAGCCATGGAGACTTCCAGTTCACTGCTGCAACCGCTAATGTCAACAACTCACAATCACTAAGGCTGGAGTCTAGAAGGTGGGATGGAACACAGGCTTCTGCTTTAATTCTTAGTCCAGGTGATCCTTCTGCAGTTATTAATGCGACTAATATGCAGGGGTATCCATTTAGTAATCAGTGGTCTTCTGCTACTTGGAGTGGAGAAGCAGTTGATATTTTAGATGCCACAGACATTGTTGATTGGTTAAACCAAATAACTGGATACTCAAACATACAGCGTGTGATTATCAACCAAGGCACACCAATAAATGTTACTGGTTTGAGCTGGACTCCAACAAATGTTCAGCTTGCCGTTGCTGTGCCAGCTGAAGACGTGACACAGATAACAGACATTACTTTTATATATTCAACTACATCTCAAATACGTGTTGATTATGATAATGATGCTATTGACATTATTGGAAACAAAATGGGCATCAACCTTACAACTACACAAGGTAGAGACATTAACGTCACATCTTCTGACGATTTGCTTATTCAAACAGGAGATGATACATCTATTAGATCAGGTGGACATATTAACTTTGTGTCATCAGCAGATAACAATAACTATGAGTGGAGAATGGAATCTAACGGTACTCTTGAATTTCCTGCTCGTGGACGGCTCAGGAACCCTGCAAACTCTTCTGGAGATGGAAACGGCTATGATACATTTGAAATAATCCCAGACTTTAGTCGTTATGAATACGATCAATACCTAATCGTAGACCCTACTCAACCAAACCACATCCACATTCGCCCTGGCGGAACACAAGACGCATCTCTTGCAGAGCTTATCTTGGGTGGAGAATATACAAATGTCCGTGTCTCTGACTCTGGCGACAATGTAGTGATAAGCACACTTGGCACCGATGGCCCTCAGATTACAAATAATTACACAAATATAAATACAAGCAATGGTAACTTCATTACCTACGACTCAGCCGACATTCGTGTTGGTGGTTGGGTGTCTATAGATAGTGTTGATTGGGTAATTGCCGAGGTAATTCCTAACACACCATCAGCAGGACTAATAACTGTTGTAGCAGGTTCTGGACCAGGATTTGAGGCAGGAGCATCATACGATTTTACGTATGTAACAAAATACTCAAAAGAGTGGCAATTTACAAATAACGGATACCTAAACCTTCCATCAGGAAATCCAGTAATATCAAACCTGGCAGTACCAGGAGACATTACCATTGGTGCTTACAACGGAGTGAAGCTTTCTTTTGCAGATGTTCCAGGTGCAGGACTAAAATTCCCTGACGATACCGTTCAAACAACAGCTTATCCAGGCCCAGGGGCACTATTCCCACAGTCAGTAAACTGGACACCAGAAGTATCTGGAACTGGTTTTGTACAGACATCAAATCAGGCAACTGGTACATACCTAAAGTATGGCTCTATGGTTGTAGTAAATATGCTAGTTCCATTTACATCTGTCACTGATTTTGGTACTGGGCAATATTCCGTTACGCTACCGTTCGCTGCAAAGCAACATGCGGATGTCTTTGCTGGATCAATTCACAATACTGGACCAACAACAGATCACTACAGCCTAAAGGGTCACCTTTCTGCAGGGAATACTATAATGACATTGTGGTATATTTCTGGTAGTTCTAAGGATGAGCCATTCAAGCACAATGCACCAATTACTGTAAACACAACAGATTTATTCCACATGCACTTCATTTATGAAATTCAGGAATAGCATCTTTTGACGTGCTATAATAACTAGAGGAGTAAAAGATGGCATTTCCAGGTACATATAATTTTAACTATTACAAAGGCGACACCTTTGAGTTTAAAATCTACCCAAAAACTGCATCAGGTGCAGTGTTCTCGATGAGTGCCTATAATCCAACCAGCGGTGCAAAATTTGTTATTGCTGAAGAGCGTGGATCTGCAGGTTATGCATCTCAGATTCCATGTACTGCAGTTATTTCTCAGGATGGAACATATCTTACTTGTATCATTCAGCCATCTCAGGGTGCACAGCTAGATTCATCTATCGTATACCAGTATGACGTTGAGATTAGTCGTGTAGACCAGAGTTCTGGAACTCCAATTACTTATACCTATACTCTACTTAATGGCTCTATCTCTGTAACCGATCAGATTGCTGGAGCAACACCACCATCTGGTAGTGGAGGATAATCTTGGTAGACGTTTCTCAGACATCAAGCGATATATCCTTAGTTGGTGGACCATCAATAATTAATCTTGTTGTGGATGCAGGACCTGCTGGTCAGCGAGGTAGTCAGATTTATACTGGCCCTGGAAACCCAACTGACGCTATCGTTCAACTACCATCTGTTCAGATTAACGATATGTTTATCAATCTAAATCCAGAGAGCGGTGACTACCTATACCTTTGGCAGTATAATAGCCAGGATGGAGTTATAGCTTGGAGAAAAGCACTTAGACTTATTCCAAACACAATCTTGGTTAATCCAGTAATTAAGTTTATAAATGGAATAGCACATACTACGGTAAAGTATAATGGCCTATTCGTAGATGTAAAGGGTATATATTTCCCATTGGCAGCTTTTGGTGAAACCACAGACATTGAAAACATAAACCCAAGAGACTTTAACGTGCAGCTAAATCTAATTTCAGAAAAGGCTTCTGCATATTCGATGAACTTAAAAGAGATTTCTAACCAGGTAGACATTGAGTACTTATACATTAATCCACTTAATCCACTAGATCCACTAAATGGAACATATCAAACGGTTACCAATTTTGACTTCCAGGCAAACGTTCTAACCGCTGACCTAAATGCTGTTGAATACAATGGTACTGCTATGGCACCAATAACTGGCTATAGAATTGTCCATATCCTAGCAACTCTGGGTGGAAAGTCACAGACCCTACTTGAGTTTGATATTACAAATGTTAATGAAACACTAGAGCTTATCTCTATTCCAAACCACGGACTAGAGACTGGAAGCAGAGTTGTATATCTCAAGAACCCAGTAGGAGCCTCTATAGGCGGTCTAACCGATCAAGACGAATACTTTGTATCACGAATAGACGAAGATACTATTATGTTGCTGAATGATATGCTTCAGCCAGTTAACCTAACAATTGGTGCTGCAACAGGAACTCATTCGCTATCTATCCTAGGAGTTGGACTACAGTGACAGTAAATATTAACCCTAACTACGATCCAAATATCACTGGTAATGAGCTTTATAATACTCAAATACCAGCCCTCTCTGAAAACGCTAATATTCAAGAAGCTTTGAGAGTTTATCACTATGGTGTAGGAACTGGTCTTCCAACAACTAATAGTCAGATTCAAGAGCAATCAATTGCAGGTCACCTTAAAAAGATTAAGACAGATATTGTAACTTTGCAAAACAAGGGGCTAGGATCTTCTTATGCCTCAAGCGAACCAACATCGATAGACAATGGTTATATTTGGGTAGACGCAGATTCTGCAGCTCCAATTTTTGGATCACCACCAGCAACAATTCCATCTGTAGCTAGATATCAGAATACTGCTCCAAATACTAATTTAGTAGATGGAATGCTCTGGGTAGATAAAGACTCATCACCATTAAAAATGTATGTGTATGACCTGTCAACTACTACTTGGAAAGAGATAGGTGCATAATGTCAACAATTAGCAATATTGGAAAAATAGCATATATTTATAATCAGTCAACAGATACCTGGCATCCAGTAGCAGGTATGACTGACACTTCTGCAGACTTTACTTGGACTGGAGATCACACATTTGCTACTTCAAGTGATGTAATTATAAATAAGACAGTTGTAGCAAAGAATGGTGTAAATAACTTTACTAACCAGGCAGAAAGAAACACAAAGATACCATCACCAACCGATGGAACTGTGGCACTGTTTATCAATGGAACATCTATGTATGTTCAGTATTATCATGCAGGTGCCTGGAGACTTTACGGTAGCGACTCTTATATCGAAGAGCGTACATCTGCAAATATGCCAGACGGAGTTAATTACACGATTCAGGCATCTGACGCAGGTAAGACACTAGATATGAATCTTGTAACTGCACACACGATTAAGGTGCCATTAGACTCTACAGCTAATCTGCCAATCGGTTCACAGCTAGCCTTCATTCAGGCAAATACTGGTCAGACAGCATTCGAAGGTGAAGCTGTTGGCATCAACTCGGTAACTATTCTAAGTAAGAACTCTAACAAGAAGATATCAGCCAGATATTCTCAGGCACTTCTGATTAAGAAGGCAGCAAATACTTGGTATCTAATGGGTGACCTAACGGCATAGGATAGCGATGTTAGGAGTAGGCGGAAAGTTTGCAGCATCTAAAGGAATGGTACTAGTACCAGATCTATCTGGAAAAACCGTATCTGAAGCAAATCAAGCACTTTCTGCAGCTGGTCTTGTTGTTGGAACTACATCATCAACAGTCAGAAATGATAGTCCATCATTAGATAATAAAGCTTACTCTCAATCAATTGCAGCAGGGACCTCTGTTGACTATGAAACGGTTATAAATTTTTCTTATTGGACATATGTTTATGTCCCTCCTGCTGCACCACCAGTAACCTATTCTCCATGCGGTAGTTGTGGTGAGCAGATAGATCAAATAGATCAGGCTAGTGGTTGTAGTGGAACTAGCTACTGGGAAAGCTTTACGGCTGTCAATAAACAGCCATACTGTAGAGATGACAACGGTCAGTTTGCATTTTATTCAGAATGTGGTAGAGAGCCATACTATAGTTCAAGTGTAGTGCCTGGACTTTGTGGTGCACCAACATGTTCTGGATCTTATAGGGACAATGTTGGATTCCCTGGATCATGTTCTGGTGGACAAAAGTGTACATATTATAACTGGTATGACTCTTGTGGAAATTATCTCAAAACCACTGAGGGTGGATGTACCTCTTGCTGTACCGCAGGCCTAGTTTCTTGTAGTACTGTAACGGTAGCTTCTGGCGTATATGTCAAGACATGTACGTACCGTAGAGCAGATTGCTCTACTTATACCGATAGCACAACTACTTGTTCGACAACATCTTCTACGTCTTGCGGAAGCTGTGTTTACGCTGGATATACAATAGGCTCCTATAAGAGCTGTACAACAACCACAAGAAGTTCATCATGTACGACATCTACATCTACAAAATCTGTTAAGTGTTAATGATATAATATATCCATGAGTGAAGATATTAAATTTAAAAAAATAGCCTTTATGGTTGGTAATGAAGTTTTCTATGTGCTAAACATACCACAAGCCCCACACATGTCTGGGGTATATGAAGGGATGCTTTCTGGTCCAACCCTGGTAGACGTAACTGATAACGATCTTTTTGTAGAGCCTGGAACAAGACTAATTGACGGAGAGTTCTACGTTCCAGTTTCAAAGTTTAAAGCATCAGAAGTTCAAGAGCCAGACTACGAGGTAGAGTAAATGTCAAACAGCCCATTCCAACAATGGAAAGAAAATCTTGGTGACAGTAGGCCATGGGATTTGCTAAATCCGAAGACAGAGTTTGTAGATAAGGATACCGCACAGGCTAGATATGACATTTGCAAAGAGTGTCCATTTTTGCTAGCTACAACTCAGTGTTCAAAGTGTGGATGTTTTATGAAGGCTAAGGTTAAGATAGCTCATTCAGAATGCCCAGAACATAAATGGGGCAAGGCTACCCAGGAAAATCACTAATAATTTTTAGTGCACTATTTTCGGTAGACCAGGCAGACCAGTTCTTTCCACCATTAGACATTTGATATGCAATCTTTGCATTAGTAAATGGATCAAATAAGTCTTTTTCAGAGTTAAGGTTATATTTTTCAACTCTATTTGTTCCAAGAGATCCAGACATGTTAATCTGGAAAAGACCATAGCAGTCGCTAGAGTTGTTGTATGCCATAGGACGCTTTGTAGATTCTTTTACTGCAACTGCCCAAGCATACTTTAGTCCATATCCAGAAAATCCAGCTTGCTTAAGTATAGATATAAGCTCAGCATCAGACATCATTGTCTTTGCATCTCGCTTAGCTTTTACAATCTTATATGTTCCACGCTCAAAGCTAACCTCCTGGCTAGCTGGCACAGTAAAGCTCTGAAGGTTGGACTCAGTAGGTTGCCCCATAATGCTAGAGGCAGTCAACGAGACAACCATGCTGATCGATCCAAATATTATGTTGCTATTCATTATCCCACCAAGTTAGAGTCAATAAAATTTCTATATGTAATATCAGAATAGTCTCCACCAAAAGTTTCGATATTCTCTACCCTAGTTAGGTGTCCCTTTTTAGGTGCGTGAATCATTTCTCCATTACCGATATAGATGCCAACGTGATAGGCATCCTTGTTTCCGTTATAGTGGAAGACTACTAGATCGCCAGGCTTTGGGTCTTTGGTTGCGGTACCGCTTGTGTCCTGCTTAGATGCTCTATGCTCAAGCTCAATGTCAAGTTGCTGGAAAAACCACATGGTCAGACCAGAGCAGTCCCAGCCAGAAGGCGTGGCACCAGAAAATACATACCAAGTTTTACCAACATGGCTTTTTAGCTTTTCAATAGCTTGCTTCACTTTGCCAGTATTTTTAGCAAGGATAAGGTGTTTTTCAAAAGCCTTACTATTGGCTTCCTTTTCTAGACTATCTGACAGCTTAGCCATAGATATTTCACGCATAGCTTTATTATTAAAATTACTCAACGCAATTGCATTGTTGCTCTTTGAGATAGATTCTATGGGGCTTATAGCTCCAAGAGCAGGGGTGGAACCAGTTGTTAGCGTCAAACAAATAACGCTTATTGCAGCAATATACTTCATTGCTACCTCCTTTTTATTCTTTTCGTTGTTACGGCTCTTACACAGCCTTGGCGACAATATTTTTATTAGTGCGATAGCAATAAAATTGTCTGTTTTTTAGAGTTAGTACTCAATGTCACTTTGTTGTCACTCTGTTTCATCGTTTGTCCTCCTAGAACAAAAAACTTCCTTTAAAGGGAAGTCGTTCTAATATTTTACCACTTTTTATGGCTTTTTGTCAAACCATGGTATATTTTAAAAAATATGGTATTATAGAAAAGAATAGGAGAGGTATATGTACACTTACCAAATTGGTCCAAACAACACAGTTCTAGTGTTTGCAGAAGGACAAGAGGCACCATTCTTGGCTCAGGCAAAGTATCCAAATGGAGATGCTTGGGAGAGTCTAAAAAAGGCAGAGGCCTGGGCAAAGCTATTTATTGCATCGCTTGAGGATGACGCAGCACCTTATGCTCCAGAGGGCAAGGGTATTGCAGGCAAGCCAAAGCCAACTCCAGAAGAGATTGCAGAACAACTAGCTGCAATCTATGGAGACAACCAACCTCAAGGAGAAAACTAATGACAACCTTTAAGCATGCTTTAGGATACAACAAGGATGGTATTTTGGGTGTAGCAGGAATCCTCGGTTCTGGCGGATCATCGCTTGAGCAGTCAGGAATTCTTGTTTGGCCACGAAGCTGGTCAGCAAGCTTAGCTAACTTTAAGTTCCTATCAAACTTTGATGCAGACCCTGTTACTTCAGCACAACAGGTAAACCCAGTTTACTTCCAGACAATTGCTTCTGGAAACGGCATAATTGCACTTGGATTTGGCAGTTCATATACCTCTGTGGGATCATCTGTTATCAAGATAGTGAACTCAGATGCAACCATTACAGACGTTGAAATCCCTGGAGTAAATACTATTGCCAATGGTGGTATGTATGGCCCACCGCCTATAAGCATTAGCACCATTCTTTTTGCTAGCAATAAGTTTATTATTAGCTACTATGAGCCAGGCTCAATGCAATATCGCTATATTGTGACCGAAGATTTCGAGACATTCTCTGGACCATACGCCCATCCTAGCAATGGCTTCTACTATGCACATCCTAAGTCAGATGGTGGAGTGGTTGCTACTAGTGGTGGAATGGCTTATATTTCATCAGATTTTGTTACTTGGACAACAGTTTCTACAGATTATGGCAGCCTAGAATTCCTAGGGTCGCTGTCAGACGGAAGAAAGTTGTTTAAGTCAGGAAGAAATGTAATCTCTACAGATGACTCTACAGCTGCTGGAGATATATTCTCAGACCCTATGCTAATCACTTATGTAGGGTTTATGAACACAACAGAGGTTGCGTTTGGCAAGGCTGTTGTCATAGACGACAAGATTGTTGGTGGAGGTTATGTGGGTGGCTATAGAGTCTACGTGGTTGACCTAAACATGAACGAGATCTCTTATACAGACTTCGGAAGCCCTCAGTCAAAGACTCTGATCAACCTAAATGGAACTCCAATTATTTGGTATAACGAGATGAGCTATGACACCACTTTGGTTAGACTAAACTCTGTAGCTGGTGATGGCACTATCGCATACGATACTAAGCAAATCACTGGATTCGGATCAATGTCTGGCATTTCACAAAACGTATACGCTTAGTAAATACTAAGAATGCCCCCTAGTGCCTAATAGGTATTGGGGGGTATTTTTTTTATAAACATGCTATAATAAACACATGGCAAATCACTCAGTTAAGACAGTTTCTAGCACACCAGTGCTACTATCTCCAACTCCAGCACACTCTGGAGCAGACGTTGTTATTCAGAACAACTCCTCAGTGGACATTTTTATTGGCGGTAGCAACGTTACCGTAAGCGAGTATGGATTCAAGCTAGCAGCTAATGCAGCAATTTCACTAAGACTTTCTGGTAGAGATACAATCTATGCTGTTGCAAACTCTACAGCTACAGTTAATGTGCTTACAGTAGGGCTGGCATAATGTATGGCCAGGTTTATTAATCAGTCATCATTTATTGGTAGAAACTTTTATTTTAAGATAAATCCAGACGGATCAGTAACCCCTCCACCTCCGCCCCCACCATCAGAAGAGATTTCATTACTTGGTGTCAGGACCTATGATGCAACCTCATTGGATGCAGTAAAATCAATATCAGATCTTGAGCAGTATTCCTCACAGATCACATCCACCTATGGCTATCTAAGATACAACCTAAAGAGATCATCGGTTCTTGGTGGAGACAAGGTTATCACAGTACCATTTTATAAGAACGTAGATGGAAAGCTTTGTCAATCAGCATTCTCACTAACTGACACCAATCAATTTTTATCAAACCAAACATCAATATTTAATTATGGAAATGATGACCACGACACCTTAGCGATGAGAGCAAATGGAACTGGTTTTATATCTGTTTATAATAGTGGAAACTGGGCAAATGGAAACAACTATTCTATTTTCCGAGGTGCAACAGAGCTAGCAAACTTTACTGGTTTCCCAGGGCAGTTTGGTACTACAGTAGAGTCGTTTGTAAGTAATACTACTGCACACTTTATATCATTTCCACAGTCTGGAGCAGAAGTTTGGATCAGATTTAATGACCTAGCAATGCTTATGGATGGATTCTCAACAGAGTATGACTCAATCTTTAGCTACCTAGGAAATAATAGTCCAACGAATAGTCTATGGTCAATATCAGACGGCGTAAATGCAGCACTGATTGGAAGATGGGGCAACAATTCTGCCATTTATGTAGAGTTTGACCTAACAAACGGTAGAGTTTATAAGTCAGATCTGGTATCCTACAGCCCTGGTTATCAGTATAACTCTACAGAAGAAGACGCTAACGGAACAGCAATGTTTGCAGTTAATGCAAAGAACGCATTCCATGCAAATGGACTGTTTAACTATGAGCTGCTTGATAACAGCTATTCTGTTGGTTGGAGATTTGCTGGAGGCATGACTGCAAATGGAATGCAAGCAATATCTATTGGAAACAGTACACAGACCGACATGGATATCTTCGGATCAATTGATTCGAATGGAAATGTATGGTTTGCAGACTGGGGTCACGACGACGGCGGACTATTTGGTGTTGGAAATGACAATACGCTAGGTGTTGCGAAGACAAAGATAAGACTATCTGCCCCTTCAGATATAGATGGGGTACCTGCTATAGAAGAACAGCCTGGATCGCTAACGCTCTTTAACTCTACAACATATCCAGATAATACAGTTACTGGCGGATGGTACACCTACATTACTGGCGGATACGGAACACCAGTATTTGGAATTTCTAGCAACGGAATTAGCCTCAGAGCACCATACTGGCAAGATGGCGTAGCCTCTACTAATAACAATATTGATTTGAGTGGGGCAACATCCATAACAATCCAGATATCGTCTAGCGTACCTGACCCATCATACTACTACTCATCAATACAGTGGCCAACATCAACAGGATATACTGGATATCAAATAGCTAATCCGTCTAATTATAACTTCACGAATAGAGAAATAACCATTCCAATAACTGATGGTAGCGTTGGTCAATTTAGGCTGGTAGTTACCAACTCAGGAGATGGAACTCTCACTCTACACTCTGTCGTGGTGAACTACTAAGGAAATTATGAGTATTTTTGCATACATAGACGATATCTCAACGATCATAAGAATAGTTGATGCAGACAACGAACAGTCAGCAATAGATACTTATGGACTAGATAGTGGACTATCCATTATAGACATAACAAATACCACAAAGTGTGAAAATTTTTATGCAGTCGGAAGAATCTACATTGCTGATTCAGACGCAGTGTTGCCAGCAAAGGTTTTTCCTTCATGGGTAATGTCTAGCGATGCCAGATCCTGGGTATCACCAGTTGCACAAACCGACTCTAATACCGTTTGGGATGAAGAGTCACAAATCTGGGTATTACCAAACAGCTAATTTTGATTGCCATAACCTGTGGTATAATTAATCATTATGGCAGATACTTATAAGCGTCTTGGAAGTGTTACCTTTGCGGTAAACAATGAACCTAAAATTCTATACCAGACAGCAGTTGGCAAATCTGCAATCCTGTCAAACATTACTCTAGTCAATACCAATACTTCTGTTGCAAAAGAAGCATTAATAAGTATAGATCCTACTTTTGTACCACAACCTCAAATGAGTGGTTACGTTCAAGCAGATGCTCAAAGAATATACCTAGTTACTCTTCAACCAGGAGAAACCGTAATTTTAGAGCCAGGCATCACCATAGGCGACGAACATACAATTATTGTAAGCGGTCTGATTGACGTAGTTGTTTCTGCATTTGGCCTAGAGACTGATGACACTCAGGGTCACTACAAGATGTTTGAAATGCTTGATGGCGGTGAGGGAAAGTACGTCCCAGTGCCGTTGGGCATGCAGCACCTATATCGATCAATACTGTTACACAATAGTGCAGCGTCAACAGATGAGGTTAGCCTCAAGATGGGTACAGCATATGGAGAGAGCACTGGAACATTTATATATTCTTTACCAGTTGGTGCAGGAGAGACGGTCGCAATAAAGCTTGGTATTGGAGCAGCCAGCCAGCAATCATTAATAGTTAGTGCCCAATTATCAAACATAAAGGTTTTTGGGGTAGAGTTAAGTGGCTAGCACCAATTATAAGAGATTAGCATATGTTGAGTCAGAATATATGGTGGAAAAAACCATTTACACTGCTCCTCAATCAGGGTCAGTATTTGTATCCACTATAACTGCAGTATCATTTGACCCATCAGTGACAACCTCTTTTAAAGTTTATGTAAATGGTATAGTTTTATTTAATTCTCTATCAATTAATCCATTAGAGTCACATACACTAGTATTAGACAATCTTGGAATAACCTTAGATCCTGGATCAACGATATCTGTTTATAGTGGACCAGGACCAAACGTATTTGTAAGTCTATTCGGTGCAACATCATATGGCGAGACAGTATCAATAGTGCAATCTGGGCCAGGGCTTGTCTATGATGCACCTGCTGACAAAGACTTTATTTGTAATGGTATTGCAATATCAAATAACTCTTCCACACCTGCATCAGTTCAGGTTTCGGTAGTAGATGACGCATACACGACAGAAAATGTTTTTGCTTTTGTTCCGTTGGGTCCATATAAGCTATACAAGACAGATAACTTTAATTCATGGGTAGCGTACGACCTTCCAGCAGCAACATACTCCCCATCATCAATATCGTATATCGATGGAACCTATGTGTTTTTTTCAACTCCAACAAAAAAGGTTTACACTTCAACAGATCTAATCTCCTGGACAAATGTTTATACAATTACACAGTCATCAAGTGCACAGGGTGTAATGAATGTAAGCTATGGAAATGGAATACTTGCTATAACTTTGTATGGCGGTAACTCATTACAAGTCCTTTATAGCTCAAATTTAGTTAACTGGACATTTTCAGACTATGGATATTCAATATATAGAGGCCTATTCATGTATGAGTCAACTAGCCTTAATGCATTTATCAGGATTGATGGTAACTATGTCATGAAGTCCACAGATTTGATTACTTGGACAAATACAGGAATCTACGTACCTGGAGAACTGTCAGTCCTTCAGTATAGAAGTCCAATACTAAACAAATACTATGGATTTTATGACGGAGGGAGCTATTCAAAATATTCACTATACATATTTGACTTCCTGGCTATTGACGAATACGACAATATGCCATTCAACACTATAGACTTGCCACCTGTTTCAGAGTTTAATAATTTTACAAGAATTTTTAAATCAATAGCGTATGGTAATAATACTGGGGTAATTATTGCAAAGTCTGCTGTCAATGATAGTAACGGACAGTTTCAGTCAGCACTAGCAACAGGATACGTGTCTACCGACATGGAAAACTGGACAGCAGTAACAATGCCAGCAGTTTCATACAAGAGTGACATTGTGTTTTCCAATGGCTTGTTTGTATTTTCATACTATAATTCAACTTCATGGTTTGTATCTACAGATGGTATTACCTGGGAGATGAAGTCCAATGGGCCAAATGGACATCAAGACACTAGGGGGTCGTCGCTATCATATTCAGAGACTGTATCAGCAATCCCAACCAGCTCTGACATTGTCGCTAACCTATCTATAGGTCCAGCAGAAAGCGTTTTAATAAAATCAGGGTATACTTTAAGTAGTAATAGTGGCATAGTTGTTAGTTCAGATAACAGCAACATAGGTGTCGGAATTTTTGGAGCTGAAATATAATGGGAATTAAATACTACCCAGACAGAATTAATACAATAACTGACTCAGTGTCAACAATTGAATCATCTGTATCAACGCTAGAGTCTAGTTTATTACTAAAAGAGCCAGCAATTCAAACAATTGTGGATAAGTCTGCAAACTTTACAATTCAATCATCTGACGCAGGAAAGCTGTTCCGTGGAGTTAACGTTTCTGGAAATGCAGCTCCATTTACTGTGACTGTATCAGACGTGTTGCAAAACGGACAAAAAATTGATTTCCTGCAGGCAGGAACTGGTCAGATAACGTTTTTTGGATCTGGTATAACTATAAACGCAGCCGATGCAAAAGTTAAAACCGCAAAGCAGTATGCAGCTGCAACCATATACAAGGCAGGCGGAGCCTACTACCTGATAGGAAATCTTGGTTAATGTCACGACTTCCATTTGGTATTTTATCTAGTAGCTCTGGAGGGTTAACTGTGACGGCCACTAAGGCCACACTAACATCAGATGCAGATTACTATTATCTAACTTATACAGATACTACTCCAATTTCTGGAACAACTACTGGGCTATTAGAGGTTACTGGTGGCGTTGTTCCAATTAGCTATTTGTTGGTTGCAGGAGGTGGAGGTACTTCTGGGATTTCTAATGTTGGAACGGCGTATACCCAATGGAATTGCTATTATCATAGCTATGGCTGCGATTGGGACGGCAATTGTTTCTATTATAATTATTACTGCGATGATGCTCAAAATATTTCTATTTATCGTTCTGCATCTGGCGGTGCTGGTGGAGTACATAACGGAGATATCACACTTAATCCTGGATCATACAGCTTTGTAGTAGGTAAAGCAGGTCGTGGTGCACCAGACGGACTAACTGGGGAGCAGGGAAAGAACAGTTCTGCATTTGGGGCAATAGCACTTGGTGGCGGTGCTGGGATTGTTAGCTCAGTGTCCAACTCACTAAGAGATGGTGGATCTGGAGCTTCGGCAGGTGGCCTCGCCCTAACCCAAACACCTATTGTCGGAGGTACAGCTCGTGGCAATAATGGATCTAGTGGTAACTTCGATGCTCCTCAGAGTATAAAACCTTACGGAAACATTTCTTGCGTCACTGCAGTATCTTATGGATATTTTAATAGTTATAGCTCTAATAGCTGCTATGAAAGTCAGGGCACTGGCGGTGCACCATTGGGTTCTGGAGTTGGCTGGGGCTTGAGTCCTTATGCACATAGCAGTGCCCCTCTTGGTTCTCAAAATTGGATTTCAGCACCAACTACTATATTAGGTATAACACTTCTTGGAATGACAGTTGGGGTTGCTGGCAGCTCTCCAGACGTTTATACTACTACAGATGGACCTGGACAGACAATATATCCAGGATCTGGGGCTGGAACTAATCAGAATTCAAACCAGAGGGCAACCGATGGGGTAATTAGGATAAGAATTGCAAAATCAACTAATGCACAGGTAACGGTGACATCTTAATGGGTAATAATTTCTTGTACATTCCAGAATCAGATAGCTGGAATCCAGTCGAAATATCAGAGTCTGGACTACCACTCACACCAGAAATAATAAAAATAGTTGAGCAAAGAGATGCTCCAGCTAATATAGATCAAAACCTTATAGAAGGTATTCAAAGAAATTGTGAAGAGCTTGCCAAGAGCATACCATTACCAGTTGGTTCGATTATGGTCACATTTGACTGCGATTCTGGTGAGTGGGTTGCTAACGACAGACTTTCTTTGGTAGACTATCACTCTTCGGACATTCAGGAGTGGCCATCTTGGACCCAAAAAGATAACAGTAGATGGTACGCACCAGTAGATCCAGAAGACTCAAACTTTCCACAAGCTTGGGATGAGGTAGAACAATCTTGGTATGAGATGCACCCACCTAAAACATTCGAAACCATAAAATCAGCAGATATTCAGTTGTTTCCATCTTGGAGTTTATCAGAAGACGGTCTTTGGCATGCACCAGTAGATCCACCAAGCAATGATATACTGTATATCTGGGATGAGTCAAACTCCGAATGGCTCACTGTTAGTCAGGCAAGAGAAAGATACGGCGATCGTGGTTGATAACTTTATAGATATGTCTAACCTAGAAGCTAATCAACCAAAATCAATAGTAAAGATTCTCAGGTTTACTCAAGAGAGAGACTTTGTTATAGAGGTTGCAGGGGATGTTTCTGACGAAGATGTAATAAATGATTTCAAGTCAGGTAGGTACTCTGAGTCAGATGCAACATTGATAACCCAAAGAGTTCCAATAGAAAGCATAATAATCGAGAAATCATATAGGTGGTAACTATGGAAAACAGAGTTGACATAGGCGTAGCAACAGATAGATTGAAGACTTGCTACTCTTGCGAATTCTTTTCTAAGGAAACAAAAACTTGCGATAAGTGCGGATGCTTTATGCTGCTAAAAGTAAAAGTTCCATCAGCAGAGTGCCCTGTTCATAAATGGGCAAAGAGTGACTAAGAGTTTTCATTGCTGTTTTGCCAAACAAATAGGGTATAATTAAACTATGTTAGTTAGAATTCAGCAAAGAAGGGGTCTGTCTACAGAATGGACGGCATCTAATCCAATTCTTGCAGACGGAGAAATCGGTATTGAAACAGATACTGACAAGTACAAAATTGGTGATGGTACGTCAACCTGGTCTACACTACCATATAACGTAAACCTTGCCTATATTGCTGCTAACTATATCCCAATCATTGCTGCAGGTCAGCCAACTGGAATAGCCACACTAGACGCAACTGGAAACATTCCTGTATCTCAGCTAGGCAACGTAATTGACGGTGCACCAGCTTTGCTAAATACTTTAAATGAGATAGCCCAAGCTATTGACGACAACGCAAACTTTGTTGACACAATCGAAGGAATGATTAACCTAAAGGCAAATGCTGCATCTCCAGTATTTACAGGAAGCCCAGATTTTACTGGAACAACATCAGTCTTAGGAATCTCTCAGGTTCCTGCACAAACATCATCAGATAAGTTTTTATATACAAATGGAACATCAGCTTCATGGATTGATCTTAATCTAGACACGGTTAAGAATGTAGATCTATCAGCACAGGTAGCACTCACCGATGGCGATGTTCTATCTTATAATGGATCTACCCAGAAGTGGACAAACTTTCCGCCATCATCACTGGTTGGACCAGAAGGCCCAGTTGGCCCTGGAATCGCTATCTTAGGAACATTTGATTCATATGCTCAGTTAACTGCTGCAGTACCATCTCCAAGCAAAGGAGATGCCTATAGAGTTCTAGATAACGTGTATAGCTATAGTGGTACTGCGTGGATAAATGCTGGACCTTTGCTACAGGGTGCGTTTGCTATTAACCCATTATTTTTTGCTGGCTGGTAATCAGCTTTCGTGTGGTAAAATATATCTATGTCCACATCATCTAACCTGTATGCCGAAAAGGTATTTGCAGAGCATCCAATCGCCATGTGGGCATTTGACGAACCTATCGATTACATATCTCTTATAGATGAATCGGATAGGAACATTTCTTCTTGGACCATTCAAAATGGATCAGTAATATCTCAGCCACAGTCATCACTTTTAAAGCAGATGAAGCCATTCACCGACAGCTCCCTGCTGTCATTTTCTGGTGCAGCTGGTCCAGTTCCATTCAAGGACATCACGCTGATAAGCCAAGATCTGTTTTCTACCTCACAGCTTGACCAATCCAAAGAAACGTTTACTATTGGAACATACATGTACTCCGCAAGTCCATATGTTATGGGGTATGAGATTGGTTATGAGTATACGGTTTCAGGTCAGACAAAGCAAACACTGCGTTTCTTTAATTCAACCATCTATGATCAGTGGCTATTTATATCAGAAACATTTAAGATTCCTCAGCTAGCAACGAATATTAGAGCTGTAATTAAAGCCAGGTATTCTATTGATCCATCCAACCCACTACCTGCATACGTATTCTTTATGAATGGTTTGTCTATTGGGCAGTGGTCTGAAGAGTTCAACACATATTCTTTGGGTGTAAACCCATCACAGTATTCTACAATATCCACACCATCATTTTCTGGCACTGGAGTTAAGGCATATGCTTATGGCAAGGAAGATAAGTATGGATATTATATAGCAGACTCACAAAAGCTATATGCTAAGAATTTCGGTGTTCCACTAGTTTTTGGTTCTGGTAATGTTACCAGGGTTTACCCTAATGGCAGTAATCCATCCATAATAGTACCAGGTAATGGATTTCTAAATGATTCAGGTAGATTTCAAGAGTATACTCTAGAAGCCTGGGTTAGAGCTAATCCAAACAGCAATAGCCTTATTAGAATTATTGGACCACTTGGCTCAACAAACGGTATCTACATAAATGGTCCTTTTGTCACGCTTGTGATTGGAGATAGTGTACAGTCTCATTATGTTGGTCAATGGTTTAGACCAATTCTACTAGACTTAAAGCTAGGTATAGACTATGCAAATCTTTCTGTTAACTCAGAGCAGGTAATCTCAATATCTTTTGATACCACGACTCTAGACATGAATGCGATCGATAATGACTGGATTGGTATTTTTGGACATCAAGATCTGCCATTGCTAGAAGTAGATGTTCTTGGAATTTATCCATATCAGGTACCAGGAATTTTGTTAAAGAGAAGGCTTGGATACGCACAAGCTGTAGAGTCACCAGAAGGCGTAAACCGTGCATACGGTGGCGTTGTAGCTGCTATTGACTATAAGTTTGCAGATTATACAAATAATTATTCATACCCACTAACTGGAAAGTGGAGTCAGGGTATCCTAGAGAATGTTAGTGTAGACATGGACATACTCGGACCGCCAAAGTACTCTGACCCAGAAATAGTACTAGAGTCAAATGATTATGCTTCGTGGATATCATCTCAGAATATTGCAGCTAATGGTCAAAACTCATTTATTAAGTTTGGCTCAAGCACATCAGATGGATATGCTTACATAGATTCTTTTAGGCTTCCATTTCAAGAGATATCGGCAATATACGGAATATTCAAGGTAGCATCGCTAGATCAAAATACAACAAAGACCCTGATAAGGATTGAGAATCAGCTAACCAATAGCTCATTCTTGGTTCAGCTTGTTGGTGGCTCAGTACAGTACAAGTTCACTTCTTGGGGGCAAGAAAGAAACCTATACTACAAAAATGGAATTCTGGCAAATACCATGTTCTTTGCTGGCGTTAATATTAAGGATGTATCAGACTTCTTTGGTGAAGATCTAGAGTCATTCTTTGCCAACAGGCAACAGCTTAAGATATACGTTGGTAACGATAAAAATCTATCCAGCCAGTTCGATGGACAAATACACAAGATTGGTGTATGTACCTATAGAAACTCATACAAGATATCAGATCTGTTTGATAATATCGAGCTAGAGGCAACAGATGTTTATGCAGATGGTGGTCAGCCAGGAACAGAGTCGTGGGAGTATGTAATCGATGGCGGTACACCAGAGTCATTTACTGACGAGCAACTACTTTCTCACATAGCCAGTTATACAGTAATAGCAAAGAGTAATTTTGGCAAAACGTATTTAGATATTGAGACAGATTCGTACTGGGAAGACTACATTCCACTTACCTATTTTGGACAATACGTTAGCGACATTTTTGACAAGAAGTATTATGACCTAGACTTTATTCAGTTTAACATTGACTATCCTGTATTTAAGAAGTTTAATGGATCAGTTTATAACACAGAGGATAGTCTAGTAAAGACATATGTCTCATTCCAATACATAGCTTCTGGTGCAAACGCTAGCGTAGAATATTTCTCTTCAGTAGAGGGAATGCCTAAGAATGGTGTAGTTATTCCAGGTGAAGACTGGATGCACACAAAGTATGAAGTCATAGACGGTGCAATTATTTATCCACCAAAGGATGTATCCATTGAGTCACTAGCTCTAGTTACTCACCTAGAGATGTCTGTTAGTGGAATTAAGACTAACCCAGTTGGAATCAAAAAGGTAGAGTACGCATCAGAGGCGTTCAATGACTTTACAGCTAACCCAGTTGGAACTAAGTATGGCGTACCACTTTATCCATACAGCCAGTACGCATCACAGTTTGACTATAAGTCTCAGAATCCATTTAGAATTTATAAGGGAACAACACCACACCTATACCTGACAAATGATAGTGGTATTAATCGTGTTGGAGATTATAGCTCAATTGTTCCAAAGGGTATATCTATACCAATAAACCAAGGCTCCGCTGAGCAGTACAGGGTTATTGCTATGCAAATGTTTATGCTTTATAATAAGGATGCTTTCTCGTCACAGGCAATCCAGCTGTTTGAGATTTCTGGAACAGACAAGTACCTCAGATTCTATGTAAAGGCAAACGATAGAACTGGTAAGCGAGGAAGGTTGTATGCTGTAAATGCCAGCACAGGTACAACAGAGGACGGAATTGCATTCTATATTAATGGTAACTTGGTTAGAGATCCAGTGATTTCCCTAAATGAGTGGACATCTATTGGAATTTCGTTTGCCACGACATTCTCCTTTGATGAATACCCAGGAGCAATCAGGCTAACAGATACAGTGCTGTTTAACAATGTTGCTTACTACGAATCCACAAGCTTGCAAGAAATTCAGCGTCAATCAAAGAGAACCTGGTCTAGAGTTTTCACAGAATATGAAGACTGGCTAAACCTGTTGCAGGCATCCCTTACAGGTAACTTCTTGTGGAATGATGTTCTAGTTACATCATCAGTTAGCTTCTTTGGCATAAGTCCTGGGGATATCTATAAGGCATATATTGGTATCAATAAGGAATTAGTAGAGGGTGCAGAAGAGCTTCTTATTGGCGATGCAGAAGTTAGACTGTTTACTGACGTTGAGTGGTCCACAAATACAATAACTCCAGTATAATATGGTATACTTGTGGTTATGATAAACAATAAACCACGCTTTCCTGGTCAGGTTGGCGACACAAAAGTACAGGTTATTAAAGAAAATTTCTCAAATTTTGGCACATATGTCTGGGTAAAGCCAAACGGTAAGCCATTTACAGATGGTCAAGGCAATGCTTTGTCTATCGAAGGTATGAAAGATGATACCTCAAGAATTAAAGAGCTTGCGGATGCAGCAAGATACTGGGGTCAAGAAGAGGGCCGTGCAGTATTCTACCCAAACATGCGTAAGATTTCTGACGAAGAGCACTCTGAGCAGGTAGACCGCATGAAGCAAGGTCTTATCCCTAGCATGAATGACCTAGGTGCAGTGATTGCTGCTAAGAAGACTCTAGAGCTTTATGGAGATGAGTAATGACTGAGTATGTGATTGGTGCTAGCCTTCCAGATTTTGAGCAAGAGCAAGACATTTTTAAGGCTCGTGACCCATTTGTTAAGACATGGGATAACCTAAAGAGTTTTTCAGGACTAGACAAGAATTTTAAGAGACGCTCAGAAAGAGTATCAAAGGCATTTGAATCAGCTGTTCCTAATGGCGTAAACGTTAATGACCTAGGATATATCGATTCAGCTTTGGCGATTCCTTCAGGCATTGACGGTGCAAAGTCAAAGGAAATTAATCCAGGAACAGTTTACAGCAATGGCTACAGCATGTTCGACGTTATTACTCCGCCATGGAACTTGTATGAGCTAGCGAATTACTACGACACATCGTTTGCTAATCACGCAGCTATCGATGCTAAGGTAGAAAATATTGTTGGCCTAGGATATGACTTCCATATCTCAGACAAGACTACGTTAAGGCTAGAGGCTGAGGATGACTCTGATAAGGTACGCAGAGCTAGAAAGCGTATTGAAAGATCAAAGATTGAGCTTCGTGACTGGCTAGAAAACCTAAACAACGAAGAGTCATTTACAACAATCATGACTAAGATTGTTACAGATCTGCAAGCAACTGGCAATGGCTATATGGAAATTGGTCGTAAGACTAATGGCGACATCGGCTACATAGGCCACATCCCATCTACTACAATGCGTGTGCGTAGATTGCGTGACGGATTTGTTCAGATTATTGGACAGAAGGTTGTTTACTTCCGTAATTTCGGGGCAACTAATGCAAATCCAATTACATCTGACCCACGTCCTAATGAGATTATTCAGTTTAAAGAATACTCTCCTCTAAATACTTACTATGGTGTGCCAGACATTATGTCTGCTATTTCGTCTCTACATGGCGATCAGCTGGCATCTCAATACAACATCGATTACTTTGCTAATAAAGCAACTCCAAGATATATCGTTACCCTGAAGGGTGCAAGACTTTCTGCAGATGCAGAAGATAAGCTATTTAGATTTTTGCAAACAAACCTAAAGGGCCAGAACCACAGGACCCTGTATATTCCACTTCCTGGAGACTCAGACAGCAACAAGGTCGAGTTCAAGATGGAGCCAATTGAGAATGGCGTACAGGAGGCATCGTTCAAAGAGTATCGTAAGCAAAACCGTGATGACATCCTGATTGCCCACCAAGTACCACTTTCTAAGATTGGTGGTGGAGATTCAGCTGCCATCGCTGCTGCTTTGTCACAGGATCGCACATTCAAGGAGCAGGTAGCTAGACCAGCACAGAAGACTCTAGAAAAGATGATCAATAGAATTGTTCGTGAATATACAGATATCCTAGAGCTTAAGTTTAACGAGCTAACTCTAACAGACGAGATTGCACAGTCACAAATTCTTGAGCGTTATGTTCGTAACCAGATTATGGTTCCTAACGAGGCTCGTGAAGTTCTTGGCTTGCCTCAGCGTAGCGATGGAGATGACCCATTTGAGATGACATCTAGACAGGCTACAGATGCAAGAGCAAACACCGCAGAAACTAGAAATAGGGATGCAGAGAGGGTTGCTGGTCAGTCAGATGGTGAAGCCACTATTGCTGGAAGAAATCCTCAAGGTGAAGGTGCACGTAATCAATAAAACATGTTATAATATTTTTATAATTAAATAAAAAGCGTGTATAATTAAGGTAGTATGACTATAGCAAAAGCCCAATGGAATACAGACGGAGAAGATGTCCGTCTGTCTATGCCTTTTAGTAAGGTAGATAAGGAACGTCGTATCGTTTCTGGCTTTGCTACACTCGATAACGTAGACAAGCAAAATGACATTGTTACTCCAGAGGCATCTCTAAAGGCCTTCCAAAAATTCCGTGGTAACATTCGTGAAATGCACCAGCCAATATCTGTAGGCAAGATGGTATCATTCAAGGAAGACAAGTACTTTGATCCAGAAACCAAGAAGATGTATTCTGGAGTTTACGTTTCTGCATATATTTCAAAGGGTGCTCAAGACACCTGGGAAAAAGTTTTGGATGGAACCCTATCTGGATTCTCTATTGGTGGTAGAATGAATAAGTGGGATGATGCCTTCAATACAGAAATGGACAAGCAGGTAAGAGTTATTAAAGATTATGACCTAACCGAGCTATCTCTTGTAGATAATCCAGCTAACCAGTTTGCGAACATCCTATCGATTCAAAAAGTTGATGGGGTAGATGTGCTTAGTGGAGATGTAACCGATACGGTTATTGAAAATGTATTTTGGGATAAAGATTCCAACCTTGTTATGCTATCTGAGAATGACAGCGAAGTAAGTCCAACCACTGGTAAGCCAATGGAAAATATTGGATTTGTTGAGAAGTCTGACTCAGGCAAGCAAGACATGATAAAGTTCTTAGTTGATAGTGCTAAAGGCATTGATCTTTCTAAGATGACAGAGGAGGTAGGTCCTATGACTGAAACAACTGAAAATACAGTTGAAGAGGTTGCAGCAGAAGAAGTTGCAATCGAATCAGCAGAGGTCGCTCCAGAGGCAGAAGCTACAGCTGACGATGTAGTAGTCGAAGACACAACTGACGTAGAAAAGTCAGATGATGTTGAAGCTACAGCAGATGCAGAAGAAGCTGCAACTGTTACAGAAGATGCTAGTGAAGCCACTTCTGATGCTACTACTGAAGTTGAGGCTGACGTAGAAAAAGCTGAGGATGTTAATGCTTTGGTTTCTGAAATCAAAGATGGTCTAGCATCAGCCTTTAGCGATCTATCAGCAGTCGTTAAATCATTAAATGATGAACTTGCTGAACTAAAGAAGTCAATCGGAGGTGTTGAGACTCGCCTGAACGCAGTTTCAACTGACGTTAACACCGTAAAGAATGACTTTGGTAATATTGGAAAGCGTGTAGATGCCGTTGAGGCAGACACAGCTTTTCGTAAATCTGGCGATCTAGGCGAGATCGTACAGGACAGTCAGATAGAAAAATCTGACAAATCCCCATGGGGCGGACGTTTCCTCAAAACTGCCGACTTATTTCGATAAAGTTAAATCACTTAGGAGGTGACAAATGTCGGAAGAAATTATGAATAATAATACAGAAATTGCAAAGGACGCTGCTTCAGGTGCCTTTGCTTCTGGTGGTATTGGTGGTATCGTGGATCCAGGTGCAGAAACACTTGGAAACATTCCTACCGCTAATTTCGGTGTAACAACTGGACCAAATGCTACCAACCCTTCTGGTGATGCAGGTAGTGGCATCCTACGCCCTGAACAGGCACGTCGTTTTATTGACTACGTATGGGATGCTACAGTTCTCGCCAAAGATGGTCGCCGTGTTACAATGCGAGCAAACACTATGGAACTTGAAAAGGTTAACGTAGGTGAGCGTGTAATTCGTGCTGCTGCTCAGGCAGATCCAACCTACACCAACACTGGTGCGACATTCAGCAAGGTGGAGCTTACAACCAAGAAGATTCGTCTTGACTGGGAAGTTTCAGCTGAAGCACTAGAAGATGGCATTGAGGGTGGTGCTCTAGAGGACCACTTGGTACGCTTGATGACAAACGCATTTGCGAATGACATTGAGGACCTAGCCATCAATGGTGACGCTGGTTCGGATCCATTCCTTGGAATTATGAACGGTTTCGTAAACCGTGTTAAGACCAACGGAGATGCTCACGAAGCAGTTGTTACAGTTGCTGACAACGCATGGACACCAGATGTTCTACAGAGCGTAATTCTCGCTCTACCACGTAAGTATCGTGCACTTAAGTCTAACCTTAAGTTCTACGCTGGTACTGACGCATTCCAGGGCATTGTAAAGAACAACGGTACTCTAGCTGACGCTATTGCTGAAGCTTTCGCTGGTTCTCCAGCAGGTACTCCAGCTAACCGTCAGGCTTACCTAGACGGTGCTGCACAGACATTCGGTGGAGCACGTACTACTCGTGTTCTCGGAATTGACGTACAGGAAGTTCCTTACTACCCTAATGGTTATGTTGACCTTACATTCCCTCAGAACCGTGTTTGGGGTTTCCAGAGAGACATCACCGTTAACCGTGAGTACAAGCCAAAGAAGGACACCATTGAGTACACCGTATTCGTACGTTTCGGTATTCAGTGGGAGGAAGAGGATGCAGTTGCATTCGCTGACGCAGATTCTTCGGATCTATACTACTAAAAACTAAATAAAGATTTGGGAGCAGGGATTATATCCTTGCTCCCTTTTCTTATTTGTCTGATATAATTGGTTTAGGAGGTAATGCTATCATGGCAGAAAATAAACTAGAAAATGAAAGCACAGAAGCAGAGATTGTTGCTGTAGCAGAAGAAGCAGTTGCAGAGACTGTAGAGAATGTTGAAGAGGTAGCAGAAGTTCCTGCTGCTGAAGAGGCTGTTACAGAAGAGCCTAAAGAAGTAAAGAAGCCAGCTAAGAGCAAGAAGGCTGTAGAGAACGCAATCGTTTCTGAGTCTGCTGACAAAGAAGACGAAGACGTTGACGCACTACTAGATAGACTAATTGCTTCAGAGAAGAAGGCTGGAAATGTTATTGGGTCAGTATCTGCAGACAAGGTTACACCAGTTGCAGTAGATGCAGATGCAGCCAAGGTTGCAGTTTTCTCAACCAGAAATGCATCATGGGGAGGGTATGGCAGCGTCTACAAGGGATACAACATCCTAACAAAGACACGTGCAGACGCATGGCTATCTCGTAGCCACGTACGACTTGCTACTCCTTCTGAAGTAGCCCAACACTTGAGGTAAATATAAATGCAAATATTGAGGGTTCCGTCAAGCACAATAGCTTACACGATTGACGATTTGGTTCCAAACGCCGAGTATGAGTTTTCTTGGGAAGACTTGGCGGATAACTCAATATTCTCTGGAACAGTAACTGCAAACCAGAACGGTATTGTAACTATAAGCCTTCCATCTAATAGAGATGGAGAATATGAAATCTTATTTGGAGACTTAGACGAAGTTGTCACGGTAGTTAGACCATATGTAGATCCAACCACAAAGGGTGTTACTGCTAGTGAGATATCACAGTACTCTAAGAACGAAGAGCTAGCCAGAGCAATCATCGACTCAGTAATCGATGAAGGATTCTATTATTCAAAGAAGGTAATAGAAACTACTGGAAATGGTTCTGACTATATTCCACTATGGGTTAATGCAAGCAAGGTCTTAGAAGTTTATGAGAACAACGTTCTTGTATACGACGCAGAAAATCCATCAGACTATGAGTTTGCATATTCGATCACAAAAGACAAGACTGCAATTATTAAGTCGTATTCTGGAGAAGTTAATAGATTAGAGTCTGCAGAACTAATCCTGCCAGCAGCAGCATCAGATATAATCGGCACACAGTTTGTTCATGGAACATTCCCAAAGACATACGACTATACAATTGTATTAGAGGTTGGATACAAGAAGATCCCATCCGACATTGTAAGAGCAGCAGAGCTATTGATAGATGATATAGCGTGTGGCAAGCTAGACTATTACACCAGGTATGTATCTGACTACAGCACAGACCAGTTTAAGATTAAGTTTGACACTAGATCATTCGAGGGAACAGGTAACATCGTAGTAGACAAGATACTTTCAAAGTATGGCAAGTCTATTAGATCAATCGGGGTGCTATAAATGTCATGCCCGAACATAACTGATTTTGTCTTCCCAATGATGGCAGACATCTTTTATCCAATTGTAGAACAGGGTTCTCTTGGAAACATAACTAAGCACTGGGTATTCGATAGAACAATAGCTTGCAACTTTGCACCAGCAGGGGCAGGTAACAAAGAAGAGGTTGTTCCAAATATAGACATAACCCTAGACTCGCTTCTTGTTGGCAGATCAAAGTCAGACATTCGCAATAGCAGCATAGAGTCATCAAACGCAATTACTAATATTATTATTACCAACATCAGAGATGCAAATTGCAACCCAATATACCTAGAATCTTCTGGAGTCAGAAAGAACAGATCAACAATATTTGAGGTTGCTACCACGCAACCATTCATTGGTCCTTTCGGAGGAACCCCAGAATATTTTAGGGTGGTGCTAAGAAGATCTCAGAACCAGGGTGCTGACGTATGATTATAAAAATGAACGGCACCCAATTCATTAAGGATATGAATAATATCATTAAGTACTCTGAGGGATTCTTAGAAGGCGTAGAGCGTGGAAAAGCACAAATGCTATCAAACGTTGGTAAGGCATCCATTGAGGTAATCAAGCAATATATAGATTCTAGTGCTAGGGTAAACCCAGCAGCTCTGCACCACGTTTATGAATGGTATCAGGTTGGTAGCCCAGATGCCAGACTATTTGACATAGTATATAGCGTAAATGGTGCTGGTCTTTCTATTAGATCACAATTCAGACAGTCAACTGTAATTAAGAATGGATCTAAGGTTCCATTCTACGATAAGGCACGAATTATGGAGTCTGGGGTATCTATTACTATTAAGCCAAAGTCTGCCAACGTGCTTTCGTTTGATGTAAACGGAGAAAAAGTATTTACTAAAGGACCAGTTACAGTTAACGATCCAGGTGGACCAGATGTGCAAGGATCATTTGAGGCAGCATTTGATTCATTCATGAGAGGTTATTTCTCTCAAGCTTTCTTGTCAAGTAGTGGTATACTATCTAAGTTGAATGATATTTCAATATTCAAAAAGAATATGTCTTCAGGTAAAAGATCTGGAAAGCAAAAAGGTATTCAAACAGGTTATCGTTGGATAACAAGCGTAGGAGTTTAAAAAAATGGCAATGACATATCCACCAGTTCTTATTAATGCATATTTGGCTGAAAAGGTTGTTGAGGCTCTACCTGGCAGATTCGCTGGAGGTCTTTTCAGATTTTTCCCTACTATGCCAACAGACATTAATCAGCTAACTGAACAATTTCCAGATGCTGCAGGCGATGTTTTTGCGGTATACGACAGAATGTTTAGAATGCGAAATAAGCCATTTCCACACATTAAAGAAGAGCAAATCCTATACTACTTCTATAAGATGGCAAATGACCCAGTAGCACTAATAGAAGCTACACAGGCAGTCTACGACCTGCTGGACCGTGGTGACGAGTCAGCTGAAGATGTGAACAGATGGGTTGCTTCTAAGGTAAATGAGGATGGTCTAGTTGTTATTGCTGGCGACGAGTTTTATCCAGTCTATTTCCATGAATTTAAGATTTTCCAGTTAGAAGAAGCCAGAGACATAGTGGACTTCGGCACAGCCAGAACTTATGCTGGTAACAAGATTATTATTGATTATTGCTACCACACCAAGGGCTATTCGGCTGGCAAATATAACGGCATTGCCTACTAATCTTATTTAATAAAAGCATGCTATACTGTAGTTGAGGAAACAACGCCCTCTAATTCCATAGAAGAAGAGGTGAGAAAAATATGGCATATACACGTGGTACTAGTGCTAACATCATTGTTGGTGCTGCTGCTTTGTTCACATACGAAAATGGTACATTGTCTGATGGAGTAATTCCATCATATGTTCCTGGTGTGAGCTTCAAGGATACCCTGGAGGACAATCCAGCTGGAGACTTCCGTAACGTTGGTTACACATCTAACGGTCTAGAAATCCAGTTCCAGCCAGACTTCGGTGAAGTCCAGGTTGACCAGGTTCTTGACGTTGCTAAGCTTTACAAGCAGGGTATGCAGGTTAACCTGAATACATCATTTGCAGAGGCTACACTAGAGAACCTAGTGTTCGCACTTGCTGCAAATGCTGATACCCAGCTAAGCTCAGTAAACGGCAATCCAACCCTAAACCTATCTGCTGGTGAACTCGGTGAGTGTCCAGTAGAGCGTGGTCTAATTGCGGTTGGTCCAGGTACTGGTGACTGTGACGCATCAAGCTCAATTGAGCGTGTTTACGTTGCATACCGTGCACTTTCTATTGAAAGTGTTACAGTATCAGCTAAGCGTGATGAGGCAACAATGTTCGACGTTTCATTCCGTCTACTACCAAACGACGCAGGTTCGTATGGTAAGATTGTTGACCGCACAATCCCAGCTTACTACTAAAAGCTAAAAAACTAAGGTACTGCTCAGGTTTACTCCTGGGCAGTACTTTTTTTTGCTAAAATAGATTAATGGCTACTAAAGTATACGACTCAGCTTACATAGAGTTAATGGATGGAACAGAGTTGTATATAACTCCGTTGAAGATTCGCTATCTGCGTGAGTTCATGGATGCATTCCAGTTTGTTAAAACTGCCACCAATGATGATGAAGCCATATTCTTTCTGACGGAATGTGCAAGAATTGCCATGAAGCAATATTATCCAGTAATAGAAACTATCACAGATTTAGAGGATAGCGTAGATCTTAAAACTGTGTATAAGATTATTGAGATTGCTGGCGGTATTTCGATAAAGAACAAAGAATCCGACATAGCAAAACAGGCTAACGAAGATGACTCTTGGGATAATCTAGACCTCGTAAAGCTAGAGACAGAGATTTTTCAGCTGGGTATCTGGAAAGATTATGAAGAGCTTGAGATGTCTATGTCAATGCCAGAGTTAGTAGCAACACTAGGCTCTAGAAGAGAGCTTGAGTACCAAGAGAAGAAGTTCTTGGCTGCTATACAGGGCGTAGATCTTGATAAGAATTCTGGTAAAAAAGAAGAAGACCCATGGGAAAGAATTAAGGCGAAAGCCTTCAGTAAAGGCAAGGCAACTAGTGGAGACGATATTCTTGCATACCAAGGTGCCAACGCATCAAAGGCTGGTTTTGGTATTGGAATGGGACTTGGCTACGAGGATTTAACACAAAAATAGACTTCTAGTATGTTATAATTAATTTACCATACTGGTTATATAGAGAGGCAAAAATGGCAACAACTATTAACGAAACAAAAGAGATTACTCTTATCGATGGAACTACTATTTCAGTTCGACCATTGAAGATCTCTCTGCTCCGTCCTTTTATGAAGAAGTTCGAAGGAATCGCAGCAGTTGCAGAGGACAACGACAAGTCCATGAGTATTCTTATGGAGTGTGTACAGATTGCAATGCAGCAGTACAAGCCAGACTTGGCAGACGATCTCGCCAAATTGGAAGAAAACCTAGATCTTCCTACAGTCTACAAAATTGTTGAAGAGGCTTCAGGCGTAAAGCTTGGCGACCCTTCGGCACTTCTAGGTAACTAAAACTATGGTGTAAACCAAAAGAGGTGTAGTGGATGGCTGATGCCGAATCAAATATTAGAATAGATATTGATGCGTCTGGTGCTTTAGCTTCCCTGAAAGCTTTACAGCGTGAGATTTCAGCCTTTCATTCTACAATGGCGAAGGGGTCAGCAGCTATGGCTGCTACCTCCGCCAACCTCCAAAAAGATTTAATTAATAATATAAATGCCACAAGGCAGTTCTCTGCCAACATGACAACTGTTCGATCTGGAACAGAGTCTTTTACAAAGGCATTAGAGGGAAACAAGCTTTCTCTTGGTCAATACTTTAGATACGCAGGTGCGTCTACCCAAAAGTTCGGAAGACTTTTTAAGGGCGAGTTTGACACAATTGAGAAGGTAGCTCGTGAAAGAGTAAAGACTCTACAGACCCAATACATTAAGATGGGTCGTGATGCCAACGGTGCTATTAAGGCTATTTCGATTAGACCTCTAGCCCTTGACATGGAAAACCTGGCAACTAAGACACAGATGGCTGCAATGAAGCAGCAGATGTTTAATCAACTAGTTAAGCAGGGATCAACAAATCTTCTAAACTTTGGTAAGAATACACAGTGGGCTGGTCGTCAGCTCATGGTTGGTTTTACAATTCCACTGACCTACATGGGTGTTGCTGCTGGAAAAGCTTTCATGCAAATGGAAGAGCAGGCAATTAAGTTTAAGCGTGTTTATGGTGAAATGTTTACCACCGCTGAAGAAACTGATAAGATGGTCAATGACATTCAGAATCTTGCTAAAGAGTTTACTAAGTATGGCGTTGCGGTAGTAGACACCATGGAGATGGCTGCCAAGGCAGCATCGATGGGTAAGACTGGAGCAGACCTACTTGCACAGGTAACAGAGGCAAACAGACTAGCTGTTCTAGGTAACGTAGAGCAAGCACAAGCACTTGAGACTACTATTTCTGTAACTAACGCATTTGGTGTTGCTACAGAAGAGCTTGCAGGAAAGATAAACTTCCTGAACGCAGTAGAAAACCAGACCGTAACATCTATTGAAGACCTAACGATTGCTATTCCAAAAGCTGGTCCAGTTGTTCAGCAACTTGGTGGAGACGTAGAAGACCTCGCATTCTTCCTGACAGCCATGAAGGAAGGTGGAATTAACGCATCTGAAGGTGCTAACGCACTTAAGTCTGGTCTTGCATCCATGATCAACCCAACTAAGAAGGCATCTGAATTCTTGCAGGGATTTGGAATTAACCTAAATGGAATTGTAGAGTCTAACAAGGGCAACGTAAAGGGTATTGTTGTAGAATTTGCAAAGGCTCTAGATACACTAGATCCACTTGCAAGGGCACAGGCAATTGAGCAGTTATTTGGTAAGTTCCAATTCTCACGTCTATCTACTTTGTTCCAAAACGTTGTTGCCCAGGGTAGCCAGGCATCACGTGTTCTTGAGCTAACAAATGCTACAGCAGAAGAGCTAGCAATCCTATCTGAGCGAGAACTAAAGCGAGTCGAAGACTCTCCAATGTACAAGTTCAAGAAGGCTGTAGAAGACCTAAAGGTTTCTCTAGTTCCACTAGGAGAGGCATTCGTAAAGGCAGTTACACCAATTGTGGAATTTGCTAAGGATGTTCTAGAAAGATTTAACGCACTTGATGACGGTGCTAAGAGCTTTATCGTTGGACTAACAGCTCTATTGGGTGTAATTGGTCCAGTAGCACTTATGACATTTGGTCTTATTGCTAACGGTGCTGCTAACATTATTAAGCTTTTCCAAGGTGTTGGCTCAATATTTGGCAAGGTAAGTGGAGATTCAAAGAGTCTAGGCCTATCTACTCAATACATGACCCAAGAGCAGCTAGAGGCAGAAGCAATTGCTTCATCTCTAAACCAGACCCACGCAAGACTGATTCAGACATTCACCTCTGAGGCTGGAGCTGTTGATAAGCTAACGGCTGCATACAATAGATCTATTGCAGCACAGCAAAGAGCTATGCCTGGAATGGCAGTAAAGGGTGCACCTGTAAAGAAGTACGCTGATGGTGTTATTTCTGTTCCTGGTCCAAAGGGTGCAGGCGATGTTGTTCCTGCTATGCTATCTCCAGGAGAAGCAGTTATTCCTGCCAAGTTTGCAGAAAAGTATGCTCCATTAATCAATGCAATGGTTTCTGGAAACATTCCAGGATTCGTAAAGGGTCGTGGAACTCCAGAAAAGAACATTACTGTTCAGTCTCAGATGGCTAGAGACTATAAGCAAGTTTATGGAGAAGAAAAGGGTACAAAGGTTCTATCCGCAGCTCAGAAGGCAATTGCAGCTGAAACTAGAGCTATTACAAAAGAATTTAAGGCTAGCCAATTACTTGCTAAGGATAACGCTACCAACCAGGTTAAGCTAAACCGTGAGCACCTAGCTCAAGTAGATAAGAGCATCAAGGATGCTAGGCTGTGGCAGCTTGGCTCTGTGACACGTCCTGGAGCAATGGTTTCTAACAACCTAGTCCAGACTATGCAGTCATCTCCAAAGAATCTAAAGAGCTTTGCTACCTATCTAGCCAAGGCTGGTGCTACTGAAGCTCAGAAGTCAAACATCACCAAAATGCTTGCCTCTGGAAGATCGCTTACTGGAAAAGATGAACAGCTATACGGAAAGGCTCTCGGTCTAGTTGACAAGGACTTGAAGTCTGGCAAAGCAACTATGGGTAACCGCAAGGGAGATGCCTTCACTAGTGGAATGCGTTTTTCTGGTGCTGTTTCCAAGGGAATTGATGCTAGATATGCTGCTCTTCAAGGTGTAGACCCATCAATCAAAAAGGCTGTAGTTGGAGATCCAGTACAGGCTCAAAAGATTGCAGACAAGGTTGCCAAAGAGCACCAAGACGCTAAGTCAAAAGATACAAAGGCTACCAAGGAGTCTACAAAGGCTACTCAGCAAGCAACAGCTACAACAAAGCAAAGACAGAAGTTTGACAACGCTGCTATTGCCGAAGCTAAAAAGAACAAGGAAGCTAGATCAGCATCAGCCAAGAAGGGCTGGGAGACTAGAAGAGCAAATGCAGCAGCTACCCCTACGACTGCTGCTACACCTACTCAGTCTGGCAGAGGCATGGCTGGTCGTATGGGCGGAGCTGCAACTACAGTTGGTATGGTAGCAATGGGTGCATCGATGATGGGTGGCCCAGTAGGAGAGGTTGCTGGCCAAGTAGCAGGACCACTGATGATGGTAGGTATGCTATTCCAGATGCTTCCAACACCAATCGCAGCCGTAGTAGCTGGACTAGGGCTGATCGCAGTAGCAGGATTTGCACTAAAGGGTGCATTCGATAAAGCACAGGATTCAGCTTTGAAGCTGTCAGACACTCTTGGTTCTGGAGAGAACGCAATGCGTGGCTTTGCAAACTTTGCTGGAAATGTCAGTGCTGGCGAGATAATGGACAAGAGACGAAAAGATGAGCTGTCTATGTTCCAGGTACAGACTGGAAAGACTACATTTGGCGAAAGCTATGTTCAGGGTGAGCAGGGCAAGGCAATGGTTTCTGGTGTTAAGCAGTCAATGTCAACAATGGGAAATGCAGCTACTCAGGCACAAATGGTTAACCAGATGGGTACAGCAATTGCATCTGGATCGCTAGACTTTGCTCAAGCTAAGAGTATTGTTGCAAATATTGCTAGCGAGCTAAACAACGAAGCTTTTGGAATTAACGTCATTGGTAAGCTTGAGCAGATGCTTGGTCCAAATGGAGAAGATCTAGCAAAGAGTCCTCTAGAAGTAAGAACTAAGCTAATACAGGAAACCCAGAATAACGTTAAGACTCAGGGTGCAAATATGCAGAAGGTAGCAGACCCAATCGCTACCCTTGGCAAGGCAGCACTGCTAACAGGTGAGCTAGCTGCAACAGGAGCACTAATAGGTTCTGCAATATTCCCAGGAATTGGAACTGCAGCAGGAGCAGTAGTTGGAACAGTGGCTGGTATAGCTACACAAGCAGGTAGCGTCGTTGACTCATTCACCAAGATGGGAACTGCTAGCGGTGCAACTGTAGCTACAGGAATCATGGCACTGCAGCAGCAACAAGAAATGCTAGATTCACTAGAACTTGACTACCAAAAGAGAATTGCAATTGCAAATGCAGCAGGCGATACCGCAAAGGCAGAAGAGCTACAGAATAAGCTAATAGAAGATAGAGCTGCAATTCTTGAGCAGAATAAGACAACAACTAAGGCTGTGCTAGACTCATATACAAATGCAGGTTGGGCTGGTCAGGGTGCCATGGGACAAGCTGTTGACAAGGCCATTGAGCAAAAGTATGCAGACGATCCACTAATGCAACAGGTAGCAAACAGTGCAAAGGACCAAATAGTTTCTGCATCTGGACTTGACCAAACTCAAGAGTACCAGATGAAGCTTATGCTTGCCACAGGAGATCTCGATCCGCTTACTGCACAAAATCTAATTAATACATTTGGTGGCGACAGCAAGACAATGACAAACGTCCTTGACGTTATGACTAACCTTGGTACCGCAGAAGGCAATCAAGCACTTCAAGTAATGAACATGTTTGTTGACGAAAATGGAAATCCAAAGCCAGAGCAACAGGCCAAGTTCATGGCTGACCTTGCTGTAAAGTCACCAGGAGATGCATCTAAGTATATAGACTTATTCCTAAATGCCAAGAATATCGGAAACGTCATGCCACTTGACGTTGTTATGTCATTCTATCAAAAGAATCCAAAGGCAGCAGAGGCCTGGCAAAAGCAGCTAGACCAGATTAATGCTGTAGATGGCAAGATGTCTATGGACTTTGTTCAAAACCTAATCGGTGCAGAACAGTTTGAGGTTTTTAAGCAAAATCAAGCATATTTCGACTCTCTAGATCCACAACAGCAAAAAACCTATATGTCTACCTTTACAAACTTCATGAACATGGAGGGTGACCCAGACATGATGAAGGCGTACAAGGCATGGCTAGCTGAGAATGGGTTCTCCGAAAAAGATAAGCCATTTGAAAGTTTTGCTGTGACAAAGGCCGTCAAGGTAACTAAGGATTCTGTAGATACTAGTTCAGCAGGTGGTACCACAACAAAGGCACCAAGTACTGGTGGCGGTGGAAAGAAAGACGATCCATACGAAGACATCCTAAAGCGTTTAAAGAACGTCCGTGACGCATCTATCAATGCCCAGGGTGGACTAAAGGAGCTGTTGAGAGTTGCTGGCAAGGGTAAAGACATAAAGATTTTCCAGGGTGTTGAGCAGCAGCTATCTGGCAAGGGATTCTCTTCTGAGTTTGTTCAGTATATTGCAAATGCTGACAAGGCTACTCAAAAGCTAATGTATACCATGAAGAATGGTAAGGTAACCCTAACCAGTACTGGTGTTGCCATGAAGAATGCCTTTAATGAAGCTATTATTGGTGAGTTCCAGGCAAAGCTAAAGCAGGGCACTGCAGACCTAAAGGCACAGGCATCTGGATTCAAGTTGCTTCAAAAGTTTGGGGCATCAGCAGCAGAAGCACAGGAAATGACTGCAGATGCAGCATTTGCATCAGCATTAGCAAATGCAAAGTCTAAGACAGAAATTCAAAGACTTATTGCTGCACAAAGAGAGTATAACAAGCTTAAGAAAGAGCAAGAAGAGCGTGACAAGAGAATTGCTAAGCTTAAGTCAGCACAAGAAGGTGTTCAGGAAACTAACACAGGCTTTGCAGACCAACAAGCACTTCTAAAGAAGCTACAGGCAGACAAGACACTAACAGAAGAGCAAATTAAGGCAATCTTGAGTGATCCTAATTTGCAAACGCTTTACTTAAATCCAACAGTTGGAAATGCAGCAGACCTACAGAAGGCACTAGATAATGCCAAGCTAAAGGCTAAGGTAGAGCTAGATATAAAGAAGCTAACCGTAGAAGGCATGCAGGAAATCTTTGATGACGGATTTAACAAGGCTATGGAGGCATTCTCTGCACAGGAAAAGAAGATTGAGCTAAAGTTCCAGTCAGACAACAAGGGGCTTAACGATCTTGTAGAAGACACAGAAAGCAAGATTGCTGGTATTAATTATCAAATAGATGACTATCAGGCTGGCCTCAAGTTAATAGAAGACCAAGAAGAAGAGATAAATAAGAAGTACGATACCAAGCTGGATGCCCTAGATAAGATTGCCAAGGTTAATGATAAGATTGGTCGCCAGGCTAAGCAACAGCTATCTCTTGCAGATGCACTATCACAGGGTGATGTCTCTGCTGCAGCACGTGCAATGCAAGACGTTAAGTCTCAGCAAGCACAAGACGCACTTGACTCACAAAAAGATGCTATTGAGGCCAACAGAAATAGAGATCTTGCTGGAATAAATACAATTATAAATGGCAAAAAGCTAAGCAGGGTTCAGAT